TTACCTGCTTTATTCTCTTTGGTGACGCCCGGTTGAAAACCTTGCGGAATGCCTGTATCTCAGTAGTTTTCTCAAAGAAGTCTTTGACGAATGTTTTTGGCCCGCTGCCAATTTTCTTTTTACCGGGGGCGAATACCCGCTTGACGTCGTTAACAACCTTCGCATAATTCCTGTCAGCATCTTTAAGCCGCTTGGCTATGTCATCTGCGTCTGGCAGACCTTGCCGGTGCGCTGCCTTAATCATTTCGTCGGTGCGCATTTTGGTAACTGAGTCGTAGAGCGGCCCGAGGTCATGTGCAAAGCTGTGCATTCTAGCATTGTCAAAAGCCGCCGCGCCGCGCATCACATCGCCGATGCCTGTGCGGAACGTCGTCAGCCCATCAATGTCGGTCACCCAATTATCGATAGCCGACATCATCTCCTTAAGCTCGCCAACGGCTTCCTTGTTGCCGGCTTTAAGCTGTTTCTTGGCGACCTGGATGATCTCTTTTCGAATCGCATTCTTGTCGATCTCGATAAGCTCGTCTTTGAGGCGACCCGTAATATTGTTGTAAACGTCCTCTGATTTCTTCAGGCGTTTCTTTACGGTCTTTTCAAACATGCCGGCGACCTTCTCACCAGCATCGGCCAGGTCGAGTCCGCCACGGCTTTTGACTATTCCCTCAATGGCGCTCTGGAAGGCTTTGGCCTGTTGCTCGTGGGTCTTGATAATCTTGCGGCTACCGAAGAATCCAACCTCTTTTCGTGACAAATCCTCAAACACCCTGACAAACTCGGAATCAACCTGTTGTCCTGGGGTGAGCTTGACGCCGAGCTTTTTCGCAGCGCTGCGAATTTCGTCGACATTTTCTTTGATGACACCTGTGCCAACAACGGCTTTCTGGCCCTTGCTTGCGGCTCTGAACAACGTCTTCCCGGCGAGTGTTGCTGGTAATTCAGCCGCACCGCCAACCGTGGAGAACAGGAATTGTGGGACGTTGAATTCCTTTTGTACGCCAATAGCCTTGGCGATGTTTTGCCTGGTTGCGTCAACTGCGCCAGCCGCTGCACCGCCACCGATGATTGCACCAGGTATGCCGCCGGCAAATGCTCCAACAGTAACACCTGCTGTGGCTGCAACGCCCTCTGCGACATCACCAACAACGTCGGTCAGATCCCACCAGTCAAATCCTTCAGGGTCAATCGGCTGATATACGGATTCCCCAGGTCGTCGCGCTTCGACGATCATTCGGTCTGGCCTGTCAACCATCGTGGGCACGAGCCCGGATGATAGCTTGGGTGTCTGCGGCTCGTTGCGGATTCGAACCTTAAAGCCCTTCTTTTCGAGGTATTCCTTTTGTATCTGCGGATCAGTGACATACAGGTTTTTGAGCGCAAACCTGTTCACAGGATCGATACCGTCTGACCCCGCCGGCCTGGTCTGGGCGATCTTGTCGAATATCTTATTGCGAACCTGGGATGCTTTCTGTGCGGTAGATGGTGCTACATCCATTGATTTCATCACGTCGCCGGTCTTGCGCCACATGTCGACGTCGCGGGAATCAACCCCGAGCTTCTCCATGACGGCTGGCGCACGCGGATTCATTGGATCTAGTGCGAGCAGATCAAGCATCCGTTTGTCTTTTTTGATTTGGTCGGTCATTGTTAGTCCGCCAGAAAGTTATCGAACTCGTTATTGATTTGCGGCTGCGCTTGCCGAACTACCGGAGCCGCTGTGGCCGCTGTCGTTCCGGGCGATGAGATTGCGTTTCGTGATGGGATGTTTAGCGGTGCTCCCGAGGGCAGAAAATTGCCGCCAGCCAGCGCTCTAAAGGCAGAGTCGCCACCGACGACCGCCCTCACCTGGGCGTTGATGTCTATCAGGTCTCTAATCTTGTCAGCTGTCATGTCGGTAAATTGCGGCTGAATGGCTTTCAGCCTAGACAACGCGAATGCATCTGTCTTGTCTATCAGGGTTTTTGATTTGGTGCGCATCACATTGCGGATTGCTTTGGCGAAGTTTCTCTGATCTTCCGGCTGAAGCTTGCCTTCGAATTTTTCAGAGAAGAAACGCTTTAGCTTGGACCAGAGCTCAGGAGAGCCGGCTGCCGCTGCGGCGTCTTTGTCTGTCATGACACCCTTTTCGCCAGACACACCGCGTGCAAATTGCCGTTTAGCTGATTCGATGGTGACCGGGTTGCCACGCTCAAACATGCCAAGAGTTACGTTCAGCTGTTTCAGGTTGTTGAGGTCTCCCTCAACTAGATTTTTGTGTAGGGCTTGGGTCTTTTCATTTGCTTTCGTGAGATCTTCTGGTGTGTATGCCAACTCCTTTTTTTCAGCCTTTTTCCGTGCCTGAGCTTCTAATAAGTCGAGCTTTCTTTTCTGTAGCCAGAACTGCTTTTCCTTGAATTCCTGATCGGCAATGAACTTCTGTTTTTCAAACGCACGGTCTTGGGCAAGCTGGTCGGCTTTCTGAAAGCCCGCGCCAATCTGAAATACGCTCCCAGCTATCTGAAGTCCCTTCATGACACGGTCAAGTGTGACGTCGACTTCGCTGGGGCGTTCGCGTTTTTGAGGTTCGGCTCGTGGTTGCGGCGGAAGTAATATCTGTGCCATTATACAATCGCTCCCTGTTTGCGGCGCTGCTGAGCAACCTTAAGCGCCTCGTCGATGGTTGGCCCGAATTCCGCCTGTTGCTCTTTAGGTAGGCTCGCCAATGATTGCTTGGCTTGCGTCAACTGAAACATTGGATCTTCCTCAAGCTCTGCCAGACGCCGGTCAACCGCACTTGTTCCTTGTGACTTCGGAAGTATCATTGGCTGCGGTGGCGGTGGTCCTGGCTGTTTTGGCGCATCCTGTGGTGGCGTGACAAGGCTGATAGCCGTCTTGGCCAAGCCGTGACCCATCTGCCCACCTTGAAACATCCCAAACGCCTCGCCCCCCGTTAAAGCCGCTGTGGTTGTTGGGGCCGCTGCCCCGACGACTGCTGGAGCTCCGAAGCCTGGTAGCGCTGCCGCGCCGGTTGCCGCACCTGGGGCCGCCGCGCCTACTGCCGGTAAAGATGTGAAGCCGCCAGCACCGACACCTGCGCCCGCTGTTGGAGCTGCTACTGGGGCCGCTGCCGCCGCTGGGGCCGCCGCCGCAATGCCGCCGGCGATGGCAGCGAGTGTCGCCGCATCTTTTGCCGCCGTCTGGAGAAATATCCTGTCGCCGGTTTTGTCGCCTGGTCGCCTGGCTGACAAGTTACCGGGTAATGCCGCGGCTAGTTTTTCAGCCGCTCTTTCAATAAAGTTTCCTGCCATTATTTACCTCAATTGCGATAAATTCATCCATCGACCGTTAGACAGTATCTGTTCACCAACTCCCGGCACCAGTCTTGTTCTTCCCTGTGATCTTGCCGCTTTAATCTGTTGCTGGTTACCAAGAGAGAGGCCGGAAATATCCATCTGTGCTGGTGCTGATAGCTGTGTTTGGTTCGGCTGTACAGATGGCGTCGGCTGAGAGTCAAACAATCCCTGAAATCTCGCAAGCGCCTCTGACAGTTTGATGTTGTGCGCCTGAGCTGTCGACTCAAGCTCAATCCCCTTCTTAGCCAACTCCAGCTTTGCCTCTGCAAACGCTGTGGCGTTGCGACGGGCGACTCGCTCCCACCTGACTTTCAGACCACGATCGATAGCCGCTTGCTCTGCGGTAAACTCACGACCCCTAGCGGCTTCCTCGATGGCTGCCTGGCGTTGCAACTGAGCTTGTTGTGCCGCAAATGTCTGACCGGCTTCGCGCTCGCCAGTTTGGAATTTGCGCAGTTTTTCGGCTTCCTCGCGTTTTGACATCTCACCGAGACGGGCGAATTCCACACCCTCTCTGGCTTGAGCCAACTGCTTTGCGCCGCGCTCTTGTGCTAACGCGCTTTGCTTGATGTGAGCGCCTGAGCCAAGACCACCACCCCTGGCAAATTGCCGCTTGAGCACGTCTTGTTGTTGCTGCGCTCCGGCCCTTGATTCCTGCTCTGCCCTGCGTTTCAGCAGATCAAACCGCCGGTCAAGTGCTGATCCGTTTGCCATTATCTCATCCCCTTCTTATTGTATCCGAGGCTGGCTCGGAGCACCTTGAAAGCCTGGTCGGCTGTGTTTTGATTGTCGAATTTGTATTGAATCCGCTTGCCGGCGGCTGTGCCAGCGTAGATTTTCACCTGTTTTTGCTGATTATCACGGCCCCAGATGGTTTCATCCCATGCGTCAGCATCCCAAATACCGCCGGAGTCGGGCTTGAGGTTGATTCTTTTGAGTGAGTCGCTACCCTCGTCGGAGTCGACACGCCGGGTGACGTTCATATTCCAGTCACCGAGGTTTTCCACAAGCAGGTCAAGCCAGCGCCAATCCTTGTGCCGGTCTTTGTCCTTGTTCTCGCCGTAGAATTCTTTCGTCCAATAGTAGCTGTCGATGGCAGCGCCGTTGTCGTTGTACGTGCCGTCTAGGAGCTTATTCGCGAAGCCAGTATCAGTAGACTCAGCAAAGTAAAGATCGCCGTCATAAATAGTAAACTGCGCGGCGTTAATACCAGTCCACGGACACCAAGACGCTTCCTGTTTTTTCTTGAGGTTTGAAATCGAGAAGTCGAAAAGGTATACCCGGTTGTTTGTGGTGCTGCCGGCCTCGTGAGTAACTGCGACATAAGCCTTGTTTTTATACACGATTCCCGAGATGTTTTTAACATACGTCTCCTGTATGTCGAAAATATCATCCTCAATCCGGTCAGACTGAAGAAAAGATCCCGCAGCCGACACATTAAGCAGTGTAGCAGATGGTGTGATCTGCGCACCCTCAAGAGCAGCAAAGCCGACAACCTTGTCTGCCTGCATAGCTGGAAACAGTATTTTGCCGTTGTACTGAATTGGCGCAAATGGTGATTTTGACCCATACGAGCTCGCAACCTTCAGTTTCGTCCATGACGTCGGATCTGTATCAGGCATATATATCAAAAAATCTGAGTGGTCTGCAAAGATGCAAATACTGTCCTCGTAAACCGCCAGTGATCTCGGTATGTCAGTCGTGGCATCGCCAATCAGGATGAAATTTGTACTCTGAAATGTAAACGGTTCGCCCAGGTCTGAATACCATATGTAATTGGGGTTATCCGGGTCGTTGCACCACAGCCGGTCTTTGTGGTAAACGCAAAACTCATAATTCGGGGGCACACCGTTATCCGTAGGTGCCGCCGCCCCCAGCGCCGCGTCGTCATTATTGTCGTCATAGGTGGTTGTCGAGTTATCAGAAAGCTCGGCCACCCGGTAATATGTCGACCCACCAGCCACGGTGCGGTAAATACGCCTGGCGGCCACCCCAAAGCTCTGCGCTCCGGTCGGAATATCGCTTAGCCGGGCGATGCCACTTGCCAGGGTTATGTTCTTGGTGGAACCGACATCACCTTCAACTGCCGCCGAGTTGACATATGTGAAGCGATACGAGTACGACCCCGTCAGTGTGCCCTGGCTGGCAACATCGCTAACGGCTGAAACAGTGCCAGATACCGCAACCACGCCATGGCGGGTGAAGTCCGTGCCATCCCACTTATATGGCGTCGAAGCACCGTTGCCGAAAAACATGTAGTTTTGATATTGCGTTGCGCATACCCGCTGGCCGGCTGTGTAAACCGACTGCGCAGATGGCACGGTGACAAACGATGTTGTCTGCAAGTCGTACATCGTGCCATTCCACCAGCCCACCATGGTTTCCGCACCACTGGAATCATTGCGCGTGTATAGCCCGTCGCAGACAAAGCTGCCCACCGCCGCTGTGTTTAGCCGTGTGAAGCCTTCGCGTGTGCCCGCACCGCCATCGCTGAAATCGACGTTCAGGCAATCTGGCGACTCATTGTCTGGTATCAGGGCACGCTGGTATTTGCTGTTTTTGCCGCCGTCAAAACCAAACGGCTCACCAGTAGGGTAGACGCTTTTAAAGCCGCGTGTGCTCATGTGATTCCAAACCCCACTATGGTTAGGCTGTCAGTGTCTTTCACCATCGCCGGCGAGTCCGATCGGAATCTGCGTTGATTGAGCTTTCTTGCTTCCTTCACAGCATTGTCCCAGTCACCTTTGTACATCCTGCCCACAGCCTCGTTGTTGTCCTTGGCGGCCATGCGGTACAGCACATAATCAACAAGGGCGGGGTGGTTTTCCAGCGGCACATCAAGTACCTGGTCGCCACCTGTGACCGCTGCCGGCAGTTTGTACGACTGAATTGACAGCGTGCCAACAGCGTCTGGCACCGGATACAACGAATACTGCCGATTCCAGTCGAAATAATACTGGGGTGTGCCCGGCTGTACTGTTGAGACGTTGGAATAGGTGAGCTCGTCGTAGTCACGCTGGTCAACCTTGGCGAGCTTGTTGCCGTCGTAGGTGATGCGCTTGATCGAGAAAGCCCGTGTCGGGTAGTCGTATGTCTGGGTGCTTGCGACTGTCGATTCGGTGTCGGTTGCTTGGATTGCCCACGCCTTGGTGGCCAGATCCATTTCGGCGAGATAGATATATTGCCAAAGCTCAGTCGCGTCGACGTAGAAGTCATCTCCTACCGAGTTGTACTGAGCCCTTGCAAGATCAGAAATTTCCTGGGGTGTCATTCATCACCCTTTCTGCCCGGCCCCCTTGCGACGTTCGGTCGCCAGTTTTTGGTCATCGAGCATGTCGAGATGGTTCGAATTGATGTGATCATCCAGGTCGTTTTGGGACGAACCAATGTAGCTGCAAGCATGGCACTTAAAGCGTTCGGTGCTTTTGCTGCCCGCCGGCTTGCCTCTAACTTCCTCCATGCGCAGAATCTTCATGGTTTCCTGGAGCGGATTGCCATTTCCGTCAACCTCTGGTGAGTTGTACTGACCCATCAACCTGACCGCCTCGTCGCGATTGAGCTTGATGCACTTGCCAGCGGGAATGGTGATCTCTTCGCCCATGAATTTTTCTTTGTGGACAAATTTGTTGTCGTTCCAAAGCTCTACCTGCATTTTTAACTCCGTTTTATTGGTAACAAATGAAATGTGCTGTTGCCGCGACACACACTGTGCCTGTGCAAATCAGCTTAACATACGGCGCAACATAATTAAGCGCCTGGTATGTGCCATTAGCCGCACTACCGACTGACGTTAATGCCTTGAAAAATGATGAGCCGTCGTTGCTGCACCAGATTTCAACCTCTGCCGCTGTTGAAAACGTCGGGACGGCAACAAATACTTTGCTGTAGGTGTTGTCACCCAAGTCAGCCGTGGCGAGCGTCTTACTGTTCGCCGCCAATGCTGCCGTGACATACTTTACCGTGTTGCCCATGATTATCTCCCGTAACAAACCAGAATGAACTCGTCACCGGACGCAACGCCGCTAACGCCAACATAGCCAACCATGGCCGTTGAGACTGTGCCGACGTTGGGGCGAGCATTCCATGGCGCGCTTGCCATTGATACCGGGCAGACGCTAAGCGCTGTAACATAGTCAAGGCCGGTTTCGACGTTTTGAGTCGCCGCATCTGCTGTTACTGTCAGGAAGTGACAGCGCTGATTGCCAACCACCGTCTTTTCTGTTGATACCGTGTATGCCATCTCAAGCTCCTAAAAGAGAAGTTTTCGTTCCTCGGTTGCTGGGTTCTTGGCCTGTTCTTCCATCTCATCATTCATAAAATACATGCGATAGAAATCCGCCAAGTCCATTGTCTTAAATGCTGAAATGTTGCCCTCGGGATACGCGCCAAGGCAGC